CCAAAAAAAAAAAAAAAAAGGGGACCCTAAGGTCGGAGTGTTAAGCTGCCTACCGAGCAGGCAGCAGGAAGATGCCTACCCCTACTGTAAGTATGAGTAGGCACAGGAGTAAATAGCGGGGTCGGGCATGAGACATGCTGTGATAAATGTCTCCCCCGCCGGCGCCTACCGTAAACCAACCCGATAAATCGAGTTTGGCAGCGGCAGGCAATGGAGTGAGTTTGAGTTTGGTTTTTACCGCCCAGTTAAAGAGGTATATGCCACATATTTTGGCTCTACCTCCCTGGGCGATAAGCTTAGCGCGGACTGCTCGGGCCCGATGTCTCCACGCTCTCAGCGGGGGTACCCCAAGTTTTCTGAGGGCTCCGGCCACCCGGTTGAGTTCGTGTGGAGAGTATCCGTGCAGCGTGAACGCGCTTAAGCCATGGAGTCTTTGAATGATTGCCGGTAAATCCAGCGGAGTGATAGAGTAGGTGACTCCGTACATATCGAAGTCGAGTGCTTTCTCAAGGGCTTCCTGGCTCTGGAGTATTGAGAAAAAGTGGGTCATCAATATCATGCGCACCCATATTGTGGGAGCGTAGACTATGATGTTTCCCAACCAGGAATTGACTGGAGTGTGTCGGACTGTCTCCCATACAGCTCGCGCCAAGGGAGTTTCAGGGTCTCGGGTTAGGTAATATACCTTTTTACCCGTCACGTCGTGCGCGACTGAGACGTTGGATGAACATGATGTTATTAGTTCCAGGTCATATGCTGGCTGCGGAGCGTCACCTGGGGGAGCCGAGTATCTCGTCATAGCCTCCGTGAAGGCTCGGAGGGCTCGGTTGTCCTCCTCTACGCCGTCGCTCTCAGCGATGACGACTAAGTCATCACCGCAAACCAACATAGTGCAGTCTCTCAGCGCCGCCGCCCTGATGGCGGCCGTGGCTTTGAGATAGCACGTCAGCGTGTTCCCGAAGCTGGTGGTGTAGACGCCGGTTGCGCGACATCTCCGATACCCACAAAGGTCTCCCTTGCTGTTGTGCATAGGGCCGCCCACATAGAGTCTATCTGTGAGGGCGGTGATGACTTTGCGGGCTTCGGGCTCCAGGTCACAACACTGATAGACCTCTTCCTCGACCCTGATGTCCTTTTCGGTTACAGTGGAGTCAAAGCAGCGGGTATCATAAGAGAACCCCATTGGGTCGTTCTTCGACTTCCAAGCAGTCAGAAGAAATTCCACCCGCTGCGCTGGGGAGTATTGGAAGCCATAAGCGGCTCCCATCACGGCTAAGGCAGTTTTTTTGATGACGTCGTGAAGCGCTCTCTTCTCGCAAACCCGGGATCCGAGATCCGGATACACGATCAGGCGAGCAGGCTTCCGACCTCCCTTCGCTGGGTTCACAGCGAAGACCTCATTTTTGGCCATGATTGTTGTTGGAATTGGGGTATTGTTGTCGTCCAGCAAGTCCTTCCACACGGAGCTGATGTGGTTAATGGCCTTGCGGGAATGGCTCCGAACATCCTTTTTCCCGTAGCCGAACTTTGATCTGGCTGAGTGGGGGGGCGTCAGGTCGCAAGCTTCCTCTGTGGTAAGCAAGCGTGGCTTCACTCTGGATGCTCGTGCCTTTATCTCCTTAAGCACTTCATTGTAGGTACTGTCCACCACCTGCAGGCGGTCGAAGGTCACCTTCTTCTGCCGTGTCACAGCAGAACGGGTGGTCGTGGCATACACCATATTGTGATGGCGCAAAAGTGAATTGCTCAGGGGGCTAATTGGCAGCTTTGATTCTTCAGCCGCGCAAGGTGTTACAAGCGCCCCAGTCCACGAGTATGACATCGAACAGCACACGACGTCCTCCGATCCGCTAACAGTGGACCAAGAGTCTGATGTCAAGTCCGGGTCACCGGGCTCCCCCTCTAGTGGAGGCATTGACGAATAAGATCCGTCATCGGATGCATCATCCACGACGATGGGGCCCGAGTCTGTGGTCTCAGTTGGGGTGGTAAGGTCTGTATCACGGTCTGAGCTCGGCTCTGACTGGCCAAAGGTCTTTGCGGCCAGCTCTGCCAAAGCGGTAGAAACAACGGACTCAGTGAGCTGTACCGTCCGTTTCCTCCTGGGAGAGGGAACAGGGGGCTGCTTTGCCGGAGGCAGAGCGCAACCGTGGACGGTCGGAGCTTGGTAGTCCTGCTGCTTCCACGTCTCGGTAAGAGGTGGATTGTAGTCCGGCCGGGCCCAGATCGGTAGTGCTGGAGGGAACTTCTTGGTCGGACGCAGGATTTCCGCGGCAACCGAGACTTCCCTGTCATCATTTTGCTCAGCCACACATGACTCAAAAGAGTCTAGTATTATTACCTTCTCGTCCGTCTCAACCCTGGTAGCGGTAGACCCCCACAAGAGGTTAGCCTCGAGGAGATCAGTACCAGGGGAGTCATGGGGAGCGGTACACGTGGCCTGAAGAAGACGGGGCGAAAGCTGACTCGCCGAGGAACTAGCTAGCGAGGGTCGTGACCCTCGAGCCAATCTCCGACGCGCCGATTCCGCCGTTATGTGTGATGGGTCTGTCAGCATGGATGTTAGCACTGCCACGTCCGGCTCTGGCTCGCATGGGAGTTGTGATCCCACTACGAACGAATTGAGTCCTACTGAGAACGACACTTCGTCCCGCAGCAAGGGTTTGCACTTAGGGGCGTGGCGGTGTATCCTGATGCCGTCCACTTCCGTGAAGAGCTCTGGGGCCGGAACTTGGCAGGGGAACTTGATGTTGTCTTGTGTTACCCCGGTGACATAATGGAAATCACCCACTCTGCGAACCTCCACGTAGTCCTCGGCGGACACCCTCCAAAGCGCGAACTTGTAGTTCGGAGCCGGGATGGGTACACCAGGGCCTGTGGTGTAGGCATTGATGGGGAAGGTTCCATGCCATGTGTTGCTGCAGGTTTTCGGCCCGGTGATTCTCATCGAGCCGTTCTTGATGTGACCTGCCAGATCTGCTCCGCAGGGGCATGTCGTATGCATCACGCCATCTCCGCGCCACTCTCCCTTATAGCCTCTTGGCCATGAGAGGAGGGGGATGCCTGGCATTAAGGGCACGAACTTTGCTTTTAAGCACGTCTTGAAGTCACTCAGCACGTGCAAGACCCAATCCCATACCTCCCATAGCCAAGATTCGGCACATGGGGTGGAGCAATCTTCATTGATCCACTTGTGGAGGCGTCTGAGAAGGGATGTCACAGTGAGGGATGATAGTATGGTGGTCACGCGGCGTGCCGCGTCGGACTCAGGGACGTAATGCGTGGGAGACACGTGATTGCCTCGCGATGCGAACGCAATTAGACGGTTCATCCACTGCACGGCCCCTTCGCCCGGGCCCACGTGGCGGCGCAAAATCGCCGGGCATACCACCTCCACCACCAATGCTCCGGGCGATAGAATGGCCGGGAGCAAATTTACCAAGTCCTCTGTGGAAGGCATCTCGCCGCTCATGATCTTGAAGGTAACCACAGCGCCACGTACGCCGGCGCCGTAACCGGGCAGAATGTCCACCAAAATTTTGCCAAGGCCCACACTGCCAACTGCCGCCCCCGCCAAGCCGCTCACGACGAATGCGGTAGAAGCATCGGAGTCGCGAATCTGTGAGGCCACCCATCCCCCCAAGATGTTAAAAAGGAGGGTTTGTTGGGTGGTCAGAGGGCTTGTAACGGCAGCAGTAAAGGACATGAGGGAAGCAATGGCAGGATTGCCTGGCAAAGTAGACAGTCCAGCGAGATATTGAATGCCGCTGATGAAATTCCACATGTCGTTCGCCCAAAACTGCTCAAGTTTAGCGAAGTTAGACTGGATCACTGGTGTTGCCTCTTGGGCTTGCTTGCCAGCGAAATTTAGGAGACCTAAGGCCTTCTGCTTGAACTGCTCAGCCAGTTGTAACCCGTGCTCGACTAGTGGGAGGTGTTTGGAACACTCCTCCATTTCGTCGAACTGTTGGTAGAGCACTTCGCGATCAGGAATGACAGCAGGTTGGCCCGACAGGACGACTCTCCCAACAATCACTACGCTGCCCACTGAAAGACAGTAAGCAGCCAGAGCTGCCAGGACGCCGCCCACCAAGACCCACGTACTTGTCACTACCTCGAGATCAGCTGACATGCAAGCCATGATGTATTTGGTGATGGGATGGGTGAGCACCACTTCATTCTGCACAGACCCCAGTCTGTAGAGGAGGGGCGTGGGCCCGTGCAGGGTGGGCTTAAGGCGAATTAGGCACTTCCACATGGTGTCCCAGCTTGGTGGAGCGAGCCAGACCTTGGCCGACACCGTCGCTTGGTAAGCAACAAGATACGGGAAATTCTCACCCGATTGCTTGGTCTGGGATAGGAAATGACCGTCTATGTGGGTTAACCCTGTAAAGACGCTCTCCCAGAATTCCAGATGGTCTTGGCACACAGGAAGGCCTGGTGTGTCGAAGTAAGCTTTCAGCCTTGTTGTGGTTTCAGCAGGTGTCAGCTCGTACCAGGCGCACCCGGCATCGTAGCACTCGCAAAGCTCTGCAGTGTCAAACATGCCTGATGGTCTCTCTCCCGGGGTGACATACCGGTATGTGCCCAACCTCCCCCTACCAGTGCGGCCTCTCCGCTGGCTGCGGGATACCGCGTCCTGGGGAACGGTTGTAATCTCTATGGAGAAGGTGGGGTCCAAGCTGAAGTCAACAGTCTGTATCACAGATGTATTGCAGTCTATCACTGAGTCAAAGTCGCCGGTGAAACCCGTCATGAGGGCGTCCGTGGCGCATACCACGACGTCCCCAGACGTGGGAATCACCGAAACGTCTAAGCCTCTGTAGTAGGCTACGGCATTCAGACCAAGAGATGTCAGTTGTCTGGCCAGTTCATCGCACTTTTTCTTTGAATGGCAGAAGATGAGATGTCTGCCCCCCTTGATCAGCTCCAGAGGGATCGCCTTGCCGTAAAAGGGTATTTCCCCCGTTGTTGGCAGGGCGACCTCCTCTATGTTGGAATGAGGTGTAGTCACTGACCCTGGCGGAGTAGCAGTCGCGAGCACGGTGAGGCGCACTCCAGCGGTCTCCGCTTGGTCCAGGACTGTGCCTATGCCAAGGATCGTTGTGGAGTCAGTGGAATAGCACTCGTCACAGATGATTATGTCGTATGCCCCTCCGCTGCAACCTCCATCAGCCAGGAACTTACCATACGTTGAGTACGTGATTGGCGCACCCGTGGTGATGGTCCTGACTCCCGACCGGATGTTCGGGTCGATGCCATATGCCTTGGACATGTATACCCCAAAACCCAGTGTGGCCGCAACCGAAGGATTGAGCACTAGCACTTTATAGCCTTGGGCAGCATGCGCCGCCGGGACCTTAGTGCTCTTGCCACTTCCTGTTGGTGCGTGTAGGTGCGCGACCTGGTAGGTCTGGGGCACTGCTGGGGGTGTTGAGTTGTCAGTGAACACTGGTGATCTCATGGTAGTCTCAAGAGATTCAACCGGGACGAAGTCTACCGCCTTGGCTACCCCCCGAGTACACACCGCCGCACGGAATATGCCGGCGCGGTGTCCCATGGGGCACAGCAGCGGACCTCCGGAAGATCCCTTAAGAATGGATATTGGTCTAGGGCTCAAGAGAGCTCCTCTGGTGTCTCCTCTCCTGCGCACGGGTATTACATCCGCGTGCCTGGTGACTAGATACAAGTCTGCCGAGCCGCAGGTGCACGGAGCAAGAGATCTGACTCCGGGGGGTGCTGGCCACCCCACCAAGTCTTGGTCAACATTAGTGTACATTTGATTGACAGGTCCCTTCGGGCCGCTGATGGTCTTGGCACCCGCCCCGTGGTAGACGGTCCACATCACGCCGTTAACCGCAGTACCCAGGAAGGACTGCGTAGCGGTGGATAAGACCTGCACTTCGCCACAATTCTCATTGGTGTCCCTGCCAGTGAGGCTCGTTACGATGGTGCTGAACAAGCCGCGGGTCTGCTGNGCGTATGCTGTGATGGGGGCAAGGAGTCTCCACCCCTTTGATGTTTCTGTATCGGCTGGTCCGAGCAAGATCTCATTGCCCAACCTGGCCGAAACAGGTAATCCCCTTATGATGTCTCCGCACGCAGCGGTGTCAGCGCCCCAGACGATGACTTTCTTCTCCATGGGCGTGAACACAACTGGCTCTAGGGCCACCGCCAAATCGCGGAGGCCGTAAGGCGGCCAATCTGACATGGGAGTAAGGTGGTCATAGATGTAAGTACCAGTCAGGCCCCTGCTTTTAAGCACGACCATTTGGAAGTACTTGCCATAAACTACCCCACGCAACAAGCTGCAGATCTTAACCAGCGCTTGTGCCCTCACAAAGTAAGGGATGCGTAGGAGCGAGGCCTGGAGTATGTGGAGGGGCCCTAAGATGGCCAGAAGATATTTTGTGATGTCAAATACTAGGTCTGGACAGACCAGGACTGCAAGAACAATCACTGAGTCGCGAGGCCCGCGCACGTTGAAGGATGGAATATAGACATGCAGCACAGCCTCGGTCCTAGCTATAAAATATTGGATCCACCACAATCCCCTAGCCAGCCATAACTTGTAGTGCGGAGACAGTGTCAGAATGGTCAGCATGACAACGATGGCGCCGCCAAGGGACCCTGCCACTTCCTGGTCGTATGCATAAGCCCTCTCAGGCAGCATCAGAAGCAGGAGAAAACAGGGCCACAGCCCGCAGGCTGCGTAGGCAGCAGCAGCTGGGAACCGGCCCTTGACATGCCAGACAATGCAGATGAAGAGGATGGCGTACCAGAAGCCTTGGGCACCAGCGGCTGAAGCAGCATTGATGTTAATTAGGTTGGACAGAGCCGCCTCAACTTGACTTACCATAAACATCATCCATAGGTAGGCAGAGACTCTCGCGTCCGCGAGAAGCAGGAACGCGAGCACCACATATTCCCACTTAAGGGCCCAAGATACCACTGCAGATCCAACACCATAGAGGTACTGGACGTCCACGATATTTTGGTGGAGGTGGATCAAGCCGGTGGAGAGGGCAGGTAAAGTGGTGAAAGAGCAGGGGAGGATCTGCCACGCTGTAGTGGTAAGGAGCAGGGGTGATAGCTCTACCCGATCCCTGTGCTCCAAGCCACAGACTTCCCCCCTGGTCCAGTTGCATGCCGCTTGCATCCGATGCTCTATACCGCCGACAAATGTCCTGATGTTAAAGACGGAGAAGTTGGCGGTGCACGGGAAATGCCACAGCCGGTACGGGTAATCAATCAGGCAGCGTGGTGTGATCCAAGGCCCTGATCCGCACTTGGCGTAGGTAGTCTCCGGATGCTTCCTGAAGCAATCGGTGGGGCAGTGCCAGGTCCCATTATTGGTGTTAACCTCGCATGGAGGGGCGCCACAGGTTTTGGTGAACCCGGTACTGTTCATCCACACGCATCCAAACCACGCACCATGCGGCGGTCTGGTCGAGTTCAAAAGGAAGACATCAGTCTCGTTCTCCCCCCAGGTGTAAGTAGGGACCCCGACGTGATCAGTAGTACCGACCACGACAGGGCTGGGAGTGAAACAATACACGGGGCCACACACACTGGATGCTGGCACAATCCCGCATGGCCGAGGCGCGTAGTGCCAGCAATAAGGCCTGTCATCAGACGAGCCGCTGATGTTAGCGACCCCGAGTGGGCCCCAGCCTTGGCCGTAGCTGTCAAGGCTCTTGCAGCACGCGAGCCGTTCGGAACACCCTGAGCTGTTAAACTTGTGGGTGTAGAACAAGCTAGCCAAGAACCCAGTGTTTAAGCTGTCATTGCAGTTAAGGGCAGTCCTATTTATATGCCAGCTCCCATTGCTGTTGATGAGCTGTAAATTCTGCTTAGACCCAGAAGAAAAGAGGTTAGCCAAGCCGGCGGTACTCCGGCCGACTGCTGCCCCAGACACGTGAGTCTCGGCATCAACCCCTGCAAAGAGGAATAGGACCAAGATGACTTTGGCCCAATTGGCCTGCATGCTGAAATAGGCCACCCCCACGAGGACACCCCAGTGGCCTCCAGAGAGTAAGTCTACCAGAGTGGTTGGGATCCTCATGACCTGGGCGAGAACTAAGGTGGTTGTTGGACTCCAGTTCATCATCATGTCCCAGGCCATTCTGTGGCCTGTAATGTGCCCTGTGTAGATGGAACAATTGCAATCCTGGGTGGTCCAGTGGCGCCGTGGTCGGAATGAAAACATCTGGCCAACTAGGAACAAGCCGCCACACAGGTCCCCGATGTAAAGACCCGAGCAGACAGTGGCGGCCCCCACCATCAAATCCACATGACTCCGTAAGGACTCAAGCGGTGCGCCGATGTATGGCGCTGCGACGGTAGGAGTAAGGGCCACCCAGCAGCGTGACTGATTCCCCTCTCTCACGCAGGGCACGCAACCTGGAAGGTGCATGATGTGATGGTCGGCCTCATACACTATGCTTGAATTCGGGCAGTCATTGGTGACATGGTAGATGCCTGAGACATTGCGATAGTTAACGGCCGAAGCGGGGACAGTCAGGCACGAAAGAAGTGCCAAGAGGAAGATAGAAAAGGAGCAACCGGGGAGATTCCCTGTTGCATAATTGATCCCGTCCTCCAAAGCCCTGACACCATGTGCCAGGGCCCTGGCGACGCTACCCACGGGGGCGCCTACGAGCGGGATGTATCCCATGAGGTCGGCGAAGCCGCAGGTTAGGGTATCGATGACCTTACCCAAATTGCGGGACCTCCCGCGGGGATCATTTGGGCCCCAAGACGGTCGAGAGCCACGGGGGGACAAGAGCCATCCTGCCCACCCACAACCCTCATTACCGTAAAGAGGCCATGGATATCCTGGTTGTGCCCAGGACCTTCCCTCGGGTCGACGCGCCTTGGGGATAGGTTGGCGTCTTCCACGAGGTTGCGACCGCTCCGAAGTCTTCCGAGTCGCGCGCACACCCAATCTGGGGCCCCTGCGCGGCAACAAGTAAACTCCGCCAACGATCTGGCCACCACCCGGGAACTTAACGTCCATTGGGCGGCGGTTGGTGTTACGTTTGGTTTTTCTTTGAGGTTTAGGATTCGTGCTCATGGTGCACGGTCTACGAGACCTCCCGGGGCACTCGCAAGCACCCTATCAGGCAGTACCGCAAGGCCTTTCGCGACCCAACACTACTCGGCTAGCAGTCTTGCGGGGGCACGCCCAAATTTCCGGGCATTGAGCGGGTTAATCCAAGAAAGGACCCGGTCATCCCGGCGATTCCGGTGTACTCACCGGTTCCGAAGACCACTATGGCTCTCCCGGGAGGGGGGGTCCTGGAGGCTGTACAACACTCATACTAACGCCATGGCTAGACGCTTTCTGCGTGAA